ATCTTATTCCCAGATACACCACCAAATATAGACCCTGAAACAAGTCCGTTAAAAATGTACGAACCCGTGTCCACAAACTGTTCTGTGTCGTCGATGTCTGAGGCGAGTTGGGTGTATTCATCACCAATTTCTTTTACAATTTCTTTTAAGAAGTCCATTAAATAACAAATCCAAATTTTTCTCGGGCAATTTTCTTGTAAGGACCACCTGGGTTCTCCTCACGTATTTCCTTGATCGTCTTCAGTTTTTGATATAAAGATGTATCTCCTCCAAGTCTTAGTGCGCCAACAATAGTGGCAAGTTCTTTATCTGTGATAGGCAGGTCCATTTAGGCAAAAAAGAGTTCTAGGTTGATGGTTTTTTCTACACTCCATCCAATAGAGTCTAGGATAATTTTAAGAGGTTCAAGGAAAGATTTATCAAATTGTAGGTCATAATCAATGTATTTGTCAAGACCAAGTTCAGTTGGAAAATCTTGTATGAACGAAATAACATTCTCATGTAAGATGTTTGGTTTCTTCAAATAACAGAACTTGATCTTCTCACCATTTTGGATGAGAGAATATTTGTTGGTGAGTTTTTTATCTTTGAGATAATGATTATAAAGAAGAGCACCACGGACATGAATGGGAGTTCCCTTGATATAGATTTCAGCAGAACCCTTATACTTTTGAACGTCAGATACAGAGCGAGGAAAAGAAATCTGCTCTGGGGGCAAACTCTTAAACTCTGCCCGTGACTTGTCAATAAAGTCGATTACATCTTCTTCAGTACCACTCATCATCAGTTTCAATGCATCCTTAATCATGCGACGGCAAGGTGCAGGTGTTGAGGATTTGACTGCCTCAATACCCATCATCTTCAGTTTAGGTTCTTCATAGCGAACCCCTTCACTATCCCATACGTTAAGGATGTATCTTTTCTTTGCAGTCCAAATACCACGGTCAGCGATATTCTCCCTCTTCATTTGCATCTTCTGATCGTATGCATTAACATACGACGCCAATTGTTCATATGAACCCTCAATAAAAGGTTCCAGTTTTTCTTGGCAGATCTTATCAAGTATGGAAACAATTGCTGCTTTGTCGCCAGACTTAGCACCAAAAAATTTATCAACAAGAGGTCCGAAATTAATATAGATCGAATCAGTATCTGATGCGATAACATAATCCGTGTCTTTTGTTTGCAACAGATTATTTAGATACTCATTCGTTTTGTTCTCAATCCAGCGGATAGAGACTTGACCAGAAAGCGTAATCGCCTCCGCATTGGCCAGTTTATAGTACCTAAAATACTGATTACCGATTGCACCATAAGCAGAGTTGAGTGAAATCTTCTTAGCCATCTGAATATTGTTGCATCGCGCAATCTCTTTCTCCAGTGCCTTAGTAGGAGTCTTCTCATACTGTTGCTTAGCAGCAAGCATTTTCTTCTTAAATACCACACGATCACCATACATCTTCTCCATCAGTTGAGGGAGGAAACCACGAATGTCCTTGCGGAACATTGCACCGTTAGCACATACTGCATTGTCCTTATACAGTTCAAAGTTTATTTCCTCATTAAGGATTCGGTCAACTGTTGCCGTTGGGTGTCGTTCCTCCAATAGGGTCTCCGGTGAGATATTGTACTGCATAATAAGGTGAGGATAGAGACTGTTAAGGTCAAAAGACACAACCCAATCATACTTTCCCGGAATCGGTTCCTTGACGTATGCTCCTGCGTATTTTTCATTCTTCTGCGATTTGTTTCTAGGAGGAATGACGATATCTCTTTTCTTCAAGTCGTTGTAGATAATATTATCCCACATACGAACCTGATAGAAAACATCGGCATAGTTGACCTTAGCATCATAAGCCATTGTCAAGGCAAGTTCAATCAACTTCATCTTGTCTTCCAATCGGTCAACAAGTTCCACGTCAACGATGTTGTATTCAATAAACTTCTGCCACCCCTTAGTGTAGAAATCTTTGAAGGTTTCAAACTCAGAGTGGTCTAGTTTCTTCTGTCCAAGTTCTACCTCAGCTATGTAGTCAAGGCGATATGATTCTTGTGCTTTGTATGTAAACTTCTTATACAAATCAAGGTAATCAAGTTGAGTCAGTCCACCAACGTCAAAGACTGGGTGAGTGCGTCCCATGATCTGCACCTCTCCTTCAGTCACCAGACCCCAGTTGGAGAAACGCTTCATCAACTTCTCTCCAAGCACCCTGTTGAGACGCTTACAGATGTATGGGATATCAAACAGTTGGATGTTCCAACCAGTTACCACATCAGGTACATCCTGCATCCAATAGTTGATGAAGTGACTTAACAGTTCATGCTCTGTATGGCAATGATGATAAGTAACATTCTCTTGCTTGTTTGCAAAAGGTTTTACACCCCAAGTAATAATCTGTTTAGTGGTGTAATCCTGGATGGTGATAGCAAGAATCTCCTCAGATGCAGATTCTACATCAGGGAATCCATATTCAGCAGTGGTCTCAATATCAAGGGTGACTAGTTTGATTTTACTAATGTCAAACTTAATCTCATCCTCAGGGTACTTCTCTGAGATGTATTGGTAGATATATCGATCATTACCATAGATATCAAATCCTTCTACATCCTCATATTTTTGATAGAAGTTACGACAATCCCTAACAGTGCCTGGTCGAATCTCATCAACATAATCGCCCGTCAGAGTTTTGTATTTGGTTTTCTTTTTTGACTTTACAAATAGAGTTGGAAAGAACTCATCTCTGGTTTCAAATCTCCTCCCGTCTTCTACTCCACGAACCAGAAACTGGTTTCCAATCATTTGTACGTTCGTGTAAAATCGCATCAGTTACTTGCCTATGAAGATACTCAATTTCAAATTTTTTGTTGTCCCAATCTCTTGGATCAACTTTAGTGCCACTATGTTGCTCATAGGTATCCATGAACCATTTTAGTATATCCCAATGTTGTATAGGAATATACTGGGGTGATAAACAAACAAAAATATGATCAAACTTTAAGTCTTCTATCACGTATCCAGGATAGTCAACATACTCATAGTCTTCAATGAGGTCTGCAACGAATTGCTTCTTCTTTCCCGTAAGAGAATATTTGTTTGCAATCCATACAAGAGATTTTAGTTTTTTCTTTGCATGAAGCCACCCAATCCAGTTACCCTCATTGACTAGATCATAGTGCACCATCATATCATATTCTTGTTCAAATGAGCGTTGACTACTTTTGTAAAAATCAAAGTCGCACATTAGAACATCATCATGCTCATCAATGTTGATTAAGTCAATTGATTCATAGTCTTCAATATGATACAAAATTGCATCATGGTCATATCCAAACTTAACATTGTCACAATGTTTGATTGATTCACTAAAGACTTTTTTTACAAAGTCTAATCGATTTGAATCATAAGGAAGATCTTCTTTTTTATACCTTGTAGTATTATAAAAAGCATCCCATCTAACCATGGCATTATTATGAAATGCTCTCTGCTGAAAGATGTGATCGTCTATAATCCAATCAAGATCAATACTTAATACTCTCATTTTGTAATATCAATGTACTTTTCTAGTAAAGTCGGCATTGGATCTGCAAGAGTAATAATCTTGTCCGAACTAATCATAAAGACATCTTGTTGTGTTTGCTCAAGTAACCAAGGACGAAGACTATTAGATTCACAAATCTCCATTGGGTTCAAAATTTTACAATCAGGTTCTCCAATTTCAGCACCAACTTCTTGGATCTCACTGATCAGTTTCTGACCCGTCTGCAGCAGAATTACTTTGATTACTTTCTTGTCCATTTTTTAGAATGTCCTCTTCATACATTTGATAAATTTTGTCCACAGGTGTGACCATGGTAACAATCCAATCTGCGGCAACTGGAATTGTTTTTTCTTTTGAGATTGGCATCCATGGATACATGTTCACTGTAAATTCAGTCTTCCTTTCAGACTTTGAATCCAATTCTTCTTTAGTGATGTTGTCCGTGTTCGCCATTTTGATAACGCATGGTTTAGTTAGAAAGTATCCAACAACATGCTTCTCGGGGGAAACCATTTCTTTGATGTCAGCAATGACATCTTCCCCAGACTTCATTAGCAAGACTTTGATTGTCATAATTAAATATTCCTTGTTTCTATTTTAGCAATAAAAAAGAGGGGAGTCAACTGGATTTTGCCA